GTTTCCCAGTCACGATCCACGGCAGTCCGATTTTAAAACTTTTTGGCCTTAATCAAAAGCGCCGTTTTCTAGCTGTTAAAGCCTTCTTCAAATGCCTTATTAACATCTTCAGCGCTGTCTTGTGGTGATACTCTAGAGCCATCAGTAGGGGCTAGATTATCTTCAAACAGGTTCGCTGTAGGTGCTGCAGGTATATCAGCAGGCTTAGGTGGAACTTGAATATTAGCTTGCTCTTGAGCTGCGCTATAGCTGTCATACTTATCTAACAGTTGTATCGCAGCTGTAGACGAAGAGTCACCATATAAGGCTCCTCTATCTGCCGCCCAGACAGGGTGAGCACCAAGTAATGTCGCATAATATTGGTCTGCTGCAGCATACCATTTATCGGCTTGTTCAGGCGATTGCGTAGCAGCTGTAGCAGCATTACTTAGATAATAATCATAGTTCGCTCGTTCTTGAGCAGAAGGGCCTCCCGCGAAAGCCCATTCTTTAAATTCATTTTTAGATACCGTATTCTCCCACTCAGGGTGCTTTAAGTCAAGAGCACGGATACTTTCGTTAAATTCTTGCTGTTTAGTAAGGCTCTGGTCAATAGTGCTGTTAAGCGTACCAGTTAGCGATTCAATAGCCGTACCAACTCTTTTATTTATAGATTCATCCATCTGATCTAACATGCTTGCAAGCTCTGGGTCATCTTCACGGATTTTATCACGCGCTTCTTTATCTTCTAACCCAAGCTGCAATAACTCTGCCGTAGTTTTTGGCTGAGGTGTGGCTTGCTGATTCATTTTATCTATTGTATCTTGCAGCTTTCTCGCACGACCTGAAGCAGCATTAGCGTCATTCCGAGTTGTTTCAATTAAGGTGGTCATTTTATCGAACTGTGTTTTTAACGCAGGGTTAACACCTTCCCACGGGTCCACTTCTGCAGGCGCTTGTTCTGCAACAGGCGCAGCTTCAGGTGCAACTTCCGAAGGAGTTTCTGCAACAGGAGCAGCTTCAGCTGCAGGTTCTTCAACGGGGAGGACAGTTTCAGTATCATCAAATCCTGATTCAAAAGCGTCCTTGGTTTGTTGTTCTAATAACGCTTCTGCTTCCAGTTCTTCTTTAGTTTTATGCATAATCTCTATCTCAATTAATTTTCTTTAGTGAGTATAATTTTTTTAAGTTGTTTAAGTTCTGCAATATTCCCTCTTAGCTCTGGTTCAGCCCGAGGGTCATCATTCGCTTCTCTATGCTTTTGTAACCTTTCATCAATTAAAGCTAGTATCTTCACAACAGAATTTTCAAGCTGTTCGTGAGGAGCTAACAAGGGCTGCTTCTTTGGTACTTTATGACTCTCTCTAGGCATATTTTTAAGGTCCTGTCATTTCGCCTTTTTTCTTTTTCAACTCTGCCACGTATTCAGGGTTTGCTTCAAAATCCTCCTGCAGCATTGCTTCGATCTCTTCACGTTTACGTATCATGTAGTATGTACCCGGTGCGTCAGAGTCTTCCGCTATAACACCCTCCATAAGCATAGCATCTATAACAGCCGGGTCGCTCATGAACGCAGGACGGTCTTTTTTATTCTGAATTAGATACCAAGAGTCTAATACATCAGGCGTTTGAGTTGCGAAAACTAATAGATCAACAGGCCCTGTAGACTTGTTCATATCTTTATAAATTTCGATTGACATTTTCTTAGCTTTCTTAGCACACTTAGCAGAACCGCAAGTTATGTAATCCCTTACATGAACTACGCTACCCGCTAGCACCATTTCTTTATCACAAAATTGACACCATTGAGTCATTTTAAATTTCCTCTTTTCTAATAAGGATAGTCCATACTGTCATTATTGTTCTTACGCCAAGGCTGTTTATTTTGATTTTCCTTTTTCTTCTTTTTCTTATTAGGCTTTTTCATTCGTTCGCCGCGCGTATTACTTTTACCGTACCCGTCATTATGTGGCATGATATGTTACCTCTTTATTTACCAAATGATTCTCCGTCAGGCGCTCTGCCTGAAGGTTCTGCAGCAGGTTCAGTAACTTCTTTATCACTCAACTCAAACTGTACTTTTAACTTAGATAACGTATCTTGGATTTTTGTTTTTGCTTTTTCTAGTTCTCTAGTATTAAGCCCTGCTTCTTGGGCTTCTGTTATAAATTTATCTAGGTTAAGTTTCATTTTACCTAGTTCTATATGTGCTTCTCTATCTTCTTTTCTAGCTTTAAGATTCATCTGCGTTATGCGTTCTCTTGAAGCTCTATCTTCAATAGCTTTCTTCTCGAATAGCGCATTTTTCGCATCAGCCATAGCTTTGCTAGACTCAGCATTTAGTTGAGCAATCTCTAGTTTAGGATCAGGTTTCTCTTGTCCTTGAGCTGCCAACTGTTCAACTATTTGTTGCCACTCTTCATCATCATAATCTAAACGCGCTGGATCAATTTTACTTACTTTAAGTACTTCGTCTATCCACTTAATAGGGTCTTTCTTGAACTGAGGGTCTGATACGTATTGACCTAATTCGAATATGGCTTTATTCGCTATCTCACGCTCAATGAATGAAGATGAACCTAATGCTTGTATCTCAAAGTCACCTTTCATGCTGTCATCATTAACGTACTGCATCAGGTGCTTATAGTAACGCTTTATGTGAGGCTTAGTGACACCATCATCATAGAGTCTCGCTACGCGCCTTAGAACAGTCGAGGCGTTATTGTTCTGAATTATCATACCACCTAAAGTGTGTGGTGTTTCTTTATTCGTTTGGCCCTGCATAATGAGCGCCATACCTGTAGTTTCTTCAGCAGTTTTTAGACCTAGTTCAATAATTTTTTGCAGTTCGTCCTGCAGGATTGGTGCCGTTATGTATTGAATACCGTTACCGACATGATGTCTTTGAGGGTCGTAGTCATCTGCAGCGACCCACATTTTCCACGCTTTAATCTCGTTTACATTATCAGCCGCTTGCACCAAATTAGTGTCAACGAATAGCATAGGCCCGCCTGCCACCCCCGCGTTGTCCATCATGTGACGTAGCGCACCTACAACAATTCTTTGAGCAGGTCTTACTTGACGCGCAACCCCAATACCCCACGGTAAGTTAACGCGGCGTTGCCAAGTCATCACATCGTAAGGAAACTCACCATCAGCTAAATGAGATATAACAGTTTGAATGACGCGATTATTAACCATCGTTAACTTAACATTAAAATATCCGTTATCATCATCGTATTGGTCTAAATCAAATCTATCTGCAGCCTTATGGATCACCTCTAAATCTTCACGCGACATAGTGCCGTAGTAATACCATATTTCGAACATGTTATTTTTAGCGTAGTGAGATTGTTTCAGTCCTGGCATGTCTGCATCAGCAGAATATTCTCTTACTGCAGAGAAAGGCCCTTCAGTAATAACTTGTCTTATTTGACTGTCAATATATCCCGGTACGCGGATTAATTTTTGGATCTCAGTTCTTGATATCTCGTCACGTTCCCAAGTAAAATTACCCTTGTGAATATTTTCACCACACGCAGGATCAGGAAAGAAATTTCTGTAAGCTACACGAACTGAACCCGGCTTAATTTTTTCCACTGTAATCAGTTTTCCGCCCTTATAAACTACATGGCGAGTCTTAATAGGGATAGGGCCTTTTAGTACGCCAGTACCAACCTTAGCCGCATCTTCAATTACTCTGCGATTATGTGTGTGATATTCTGACTCCACACACCAATCCCAAATTTGTTTTTCTGCTTTATTCGAAGCTTTTTTAACTTCCTTAACAACTTCTTTCGCTTGGTCAATAATTGACTGTTCAGCTGTTTTTTGACGTTCAGGGTCTTCCCCTGACTCTTCAGTAATCTGGTCTTTAATTTTTGGCGGGATTTTACCTTCAGAAATGCTGATCATGTCTGGATTAGGAGTAGGTTTTATAGAGAACGGCGCTTCATCAGTTGGTAGCAATATATCATCTAGTCTTGCTGCAACCCCGTCAACGTATGGACGCGTAATATTCAAGAATATTGTTGAACCTTCAACGTCATCACCACTCGAAGCATACTGAGCACCTAAAGGTTTGCCACGCCAAGCCTTTAACTCGCCCCGGTTCGCATCATCTATCCCTTCATAATACTCTTCATCTTCTAACCACTCGTCCTCAATACCTGTATCTTTGCGCCCGTTAATCGCATCTGAGCGCGATTTAGACACGTTTAGCCCGATAGTATCAAGTCTAGTGTGGAGGTCGTCCTTTTGTGCGTCAGACATGTTATTAGAGCTGTAATGTTCTGTCTGAGGCATGTGGATTATACTTTTGTCTAGATCAGCAGAAGGTTTCATAGGGTTCTTTGGGTCATTTTTAGCCATTGATCACATCTCTATATATTATAGTAATATTCCCTGTACCAGCGTTATCAGGGTCAATTATTAGGCTCGTCTTGAAGGTTACGCCGTCACCTCCTGCAAATTCTACTAGTGTGCCTGCAGCTGTACTCGCAGGTATAATGAATACCGCAGTACTGCCATCACTAATATTACACGCATGGGCTGACAGTACTGTATTCACGTAAAACCCTCGCACTACCACCGATTTAGGCGCGACCGTTGTAATATCAGTCGCTAGGTCTACTACGCCATGAGTCCACCCAGGCTTAATTAATGCCATGACTAAAACTCGCCTTGTCTATTAACCTTACTTGCATACTCGCCTTCATGAATCACAGTAACTGTAGGCGCTGTACCACCTGTAAGCACTGTTAAATTCGCTCTGAAATACATCAAAGGCTTATCAATATCAATAAAAATACCCATAGTATTAGTTAGTTGACCTGCAGAAAAAGCATGTGTAGCGATAGTATCGAATGTGGCACCATCTAAACTGCCCTCTAAAGTAATCGTTACAGCCGAGGGGCCACCTGTAATATCTGCTTGTAAAACGTGGTGGTGAACTAGGCGCGGTGATTTTCTAATAGTCCCAGCCCCAGTGCTAGTAACAGCATTCAAAAGATTTATAGCAGCCATTTGATGACCCTCGTTCTAATATTAGGTTAAAAATATTTTAATATGATAGCTCAAACGCCTAATAAATACCATGTCTACTAATCTATCGAGTTGATAGCCTCTTCAGGTGTAACCTTTGCAACGGAAGTATCTGCAATCAGATCGTGACTGGGAAAC